CTCTTCTTTAAAACAGCTTATTTAAAACGTCTTTAACACCCCCATAAAGCCTTACAGATTGATACATAAGCTGAATTCGCCATGGTTGTATATCTAAAGCCTGCAAACATTGCTTGAATGCTTGATTTGCCTTATCGTTTGGCACTCCCATTTTTAAGTAAAAGTCATGGACGATGGTGGCTTTGAAGTAGCGACCAATGGGCGGAAACACAGGCCAAAACAGTCGTGGCACGCTCGCACCATCTGTTATCACTCCTGCAGGTACCGAATGACCAGCTATATAAACAGGCTTAGTGATTACATATAAAGGACGTCGCCACCATGATGGTGACAACATCACTTCACAAAAAACACCACTTCGATAGTAACCACCTACCATGTGATTTGATCGATGTCTTCTTGAGTTGATTCTGAAGGCAAATCATTCACCAGCTGTTTTAAGTTTTGTAGCTTTGTAAGCTGTGTCAGTTTATGCTGAATACCATCATCAACGACTTGTTTTAATTGTACTGCTGTGTGCTGTTTGTATTCCCATGTTTGCCCGTCGTCTGGACTGCATTTAAATGGCCAGTCACTGCCACTCGATGCCACACCTGAAAGGTTAAGTTGATCATCACGCTCTGATTGGTATGTATGAGTAGAACCTAGTGCAGCCGAGCTAAATCCAGATGTAATTGTGATTTCACACAAATTAGTTAATTCATTCAGCTTTGTTTGTTGTGCTTCAGACAAAATAAAAGGTCTTTCGAGTGTCCACTCTGGATTAGGTTCAATAGCTACCTCTTCAATCGAGTGCAAAACACCTTGGGCATCATAAGCTTGATAGCCACGATAATCCGCAATCAACTCCCAAGCTGAACCTGTCCATCGAGCTACTTGATTAGCTTGAGCTTCTGGCGGCTCTACTTGAGTTGAATGCGCTGGTAACAATGGTGTGTTTGCAATGGGGTCTAATTCCAGCTCAGTGCTTGACACATATAACTTTGTCTTATGGTGATAGTGGTGAATATATTCATTTTCCATTTGTAAATCCTAATATTTAATTACAGCCATAACAGCTAAAGAACGAGCGCGAGTTTCATCAGAAGTTTTTACAACATTAGACGCATCAAAATTTACAATATGACTTTGAGCGATACCACCCGGACCATCAAAGACTGTTGCTGAACCTGAGCGGGTAAAAGCACCAGAGTTATTTGAAAAAACACCACGATATGAAGTCAATGAGCCGGTGATATTTTCAATCGCAAAATCCTGCCACGAACCAATCTCACGACCTACATCAACACCACGCCCATCATCCCAAACCCTGAATGTTTCACCTCGAGCGTCTGGCAAAGTGAACGTGGTAGACCCATCACCATCACCAAAGTAACCCGCGTATGTGTCGTAATCTGCATCTTTAACAGCCTGCGAGACAAAGTTAGTTTGCTGTTGCGCGTAGGCAAAAAGAGCTGGGTAGTTAGCCCTCAAAAGAGTTGGAGAGTTAAGCTTTAATGTACCTGTTGGTACCTGATCACCTAATACAAAGGTGATAGTGCCAACAGGGGTAGACGATAACATAAGGTTTGCAGCCTGCCAGAATTGATCTAACTGATCATCTGTTGGGGTTAATCCAGAATTTGATATGAAGTTATCTAATTCTTGTGAAATTTTATAAAACCAAAACGCACCGGGCGTGGTTGGTTGTTGACCTATACCATCACCATCCGTTGGGTATCCTACTGATGGGGTTTCTGGTTTTTCAGGCGGCGTTGCAATTGCGCCTTGAAGCCAATTATTGCCTTTCATCTATGTATCTCCAAAATTGAATAAGACACGAGTTTGTGCCGGTTTAAAGCGATTAAACATGCATTGAAGTGTGGTTTCATCACGAACAAACAGTGGCTCGCCAACACCGCTCTTTACAGAGAAGTAACGTTTAACCCCACCTTGGCCTATTGCGTTGACCAGCCAGACATAACGCCAAGCCAGACCATAAATCGGTTGATTAACACCACTCATGACAGAGTGAGGTGAGAATTCGGTTATGGTGATGTCATAACCAAGGGCTTTTGCTAGTGCAATAAAAAAT